GGAGAAAATCGCGCTCGTGCGCGGTCGTGCCACCAACACGCATGATCTGTGAAATCTGCCAGCCGCTAGGCATCTCGCCGGGGATGCGGCGGTGCAGCCCGTACGTCGGTACCTTGTTGCTCTGTGTCGCCGCATCGCCCCGAATCTGGTCGATGATCTGGCGTGAGACGTTGTTCGTGTTGCCTTCGGCGTAGTCGTAGATGTGGAACTCGATGGTGGCCGTTACGCCGTCGCCGCGCATCGTGTCCGACTCTTGATCTTCCGTGATCTGGTAAACGACGTAGGGGCAAACCAGCGTGGACCGACTTCCGTAGATGTTGGTGATGCGGGTACTCACCAACGCGGTAAGGCCCGTCTGCGCCTGCAGCGTGTCGTAGATGTACGTTTCAAGTTCTGGGATCATGCCGCGTTCCTTCCAACAGACGCCGCCCGGACGAAAGCCGCCGCCATTGCGGGGCGTGCGCGGTCAAGGGATGGACGGAGCCAGGGGCGGGGCTTCACGGTTACGGACTTCTTCAACACGAACAGGGGCACGATGGACCCACGCGGGCCGCGACGGGCGAGCAGTGGAGGCTTGCCGGGACGCCGCACCATGAACAGCTGCGGGTTGTTCCGCACCATGTTCCGCTCTAGCAGTCGATGTGCCTCGGGCTGCAACGGGACAAGCAACGCGCCGCCCTTTGCGGTTGCCGTAAAGCCATGCTCAAGACTCGCACCGTACCGCAGCGACGTACCCGCGTAGGCCGAGGCACGATTGCCGATGATCTGGGCTTTCGTAGACCGAATGGACCGATGCAATCCGCCACGCTGGTACGCGGGAGGGCTTCCGGGGTTGCTCGGCATCGCACCGCCAGCGCCCGAGCCAAGACCGCCGCCAGCACCTCCACGGCTTGACAGCGTGTTCTTCATCGCGGCTGCAAGAGCCTCAGCCGCCGCTTCAACACCCATCCCGACCTGCGCCATCGTCCGCTGCATGAACGCATTCGAGTTGTCAACGATGCGGACGGTGATAGCCATTACGTGTTCCGCGAACAGAGAACGCGAATCATGCCGCCGTCACCTGCCGACACTACACCCGAGCCGATGACCCGGTACGTGTTGCCGTTGAAAACGATCTTGTCCTGTGCGTTCACCACTACCGCCGTGCTGCCAACCGTGGGAGGCAGGAAGAACGTGTCCGTAACCTCGCCCATTTCACGCCCGAGCCGGAGCGAATCCGAGTAGCCTGCGGGCTGATACCGACACGGCACCGCCGATAGGCCCGTCTTGGTGGCGAACGTGTACGCGGGCATGCCGTTCACCGCCGCGCCCGCCGTGCCGTCTTGGATCGCGCACGTGCCGTTGGTGAGGTGCCAGGGGAATCGGATCATGCCACGCTCACAATCCACTCTTGCAAGCGGTCCCGCACTTCCTGCGAGATAAGGCCCGCCGCAGCCTCTTTCGTGTACGAGTAGTCGCCGATGCTCTCAGACTTCAAGTCGCCCGGCGAGCGACGATCCGCGATCATCTGGTCAAGCATCCGGTAGCAGACCCATTTGAGCCGTGACGGAACTGCGGCGTATCCGCCCGTGTACGTCACCGTGTAGTTCTTCATGCCCTCAAGGAACTGCGGACGCACGCCGGTCTGGTTGGGTGCAAAGTAGCCTTCAAAGCTGCCGTCCGTTGCCATGAGCGCCCGGCCCATCATGGAGCCGGTCATACAGACCGCACGCCCGCTCGGGTCGATCGCGTACTCACTCGAAGACAACGCGGTCGCGGTGCCGTCCGCGTCCACGAACGACACCGACGCAATCGCCGTGACCGGCCAATTGCGAAGGTACTTGCACGGCGTTTCGGCACCGCTAAACGTCTCGGTCCACGATGCGGACTCGAAACCGCCTGCGGATCGGCCACACAACGATTCGATCGTGTCCTGCACCGCCGGAACAGCGACGGCGAGGAACGCATCAAACGATGTATCCGAGATGCCCGCGTACGTCTTGTATTCGCTGCTGGTAATCAGTGCCATTGGTTACGCGGCTTTCGTGGTGCCTGCGGTCGCAATCAGGACGCGGGGCGTGCCCTTGTTCTTGATCTTGTCCGGCTTGACCTTCTTGTTCTTTGCGTTCTGTTTCATAACCCGGCGCGAAAGGGTTTCCCCCAACGCGCCGAGGAAAGGAGGCGCGGAGCGATGATTCGTGTGGTTACTAGGTCCGCGCCTTAGTGCCGCCGTTCTGCCGGTGGCCCGTTCTCGATCCAATCCCGCGTGTGCTGCCAGATCGGTCGCAGCCATTCGTCCGGCCACGTCACGATGAGCTGCAAGTGTCCGACGCTCACGCGAGGGGCAACACACACGCGGTTGCCAGCCTCACGGAACTTGCGCCAGAAGTAGATGTCCTCGTCTTCTCGACCTTCCCCCCACTGCCCGTCTGCGTTCGGCTGTCCCCAGAACCACGGGTGCGCCATCTTCTTCAGGGCCGACACCCGGATAAGCGTGCATCCGAAGTGTGCCAGCGTCACATCCAGCAACGGACCACGCAGCAAAGACAGATCGCCGGTGCCCTTCTCGACATTCAACAGGGCCGTGTTATCGCCACGCTTCATCTGCAACGGGGCGATTGCGTCAACTTCCGGGTGCGACTCCAACAGCAAGCACAACTTCTGCACGTCCGCGAGGCTGAACACCGTGTCGTAGTCGAAGGCCAGAATCCACTCGGCACCGCTCTCGATCGCCCGCACGAACCCACGCTCTAGGCATTGCCCCCAGAACGCGCCCTGCATGACGTGCACGTCAATGCCGAGCGATCGCTGAATCTTCTTGACGCACGATTCCGACTCAGTAAACGTCAACCGGGGCACGCTCTGCACGCCGACGATCTTCCGCATGTACGCGGCATCGCGCATGTTTTCTGTCGGCTTGTAGCCTTCTAGATTCAGGCTGATCGGGTGCAGGTTGTTATCGCGTACGTCGTCGTTCCACGGCTGGATAGCGATGAGGCCAGCACGCGCCAGCATGACCGCCAACCCCGCTTCATCGAACGCGGCATGGTGGAAGTCGTTTGCGTCTGTCTGCCCGCCGTAGATGATGCCCTCAAGGTCTACCGGCAGCGTCGGATTCTTTAGCTGCTCCGCGATCTTGGCGATGTCCGGAACGCTCACGCGGATGCGAGCGCCGGGCTTCATGGCCCGCACCCAATCGTTCAGCACCGCCTGCGTCTTGGCACGCGGGAAGTGTTCGAGGATGTGGACCGCCCGGATTTCGTCTACCGAATTGTCCGTGTTTGCCAGCGGGAACGCTTCCGTTCCGAGCTTGCGATCGACATTCGTAAACCCGTCAATCTGGGTGTCACCACCCCCGATGTTCAGCCGTACCTGTTCCAAATGCCCTCCTTTGCAAAGACCGGGGCAGGGATTCACCCCCGCCCCGGTTGTGATTAGCCGATGACTCGCGCCCAAGCACCCGCTTCGGCAGCGGTGTTGGGGTCCTGATCGCCGCGAGACAACTGAGCGAAGATCGCGTTGGTGTTGTTGTTGGTCGCGGGCTGATACAGCACGCGGACGTAGCGGCCAACGGTGCCGATCACGCCGGACAGGTTCCATTCGAGGTTGTACGCACTCGTGGTCGCGGTCGAGGTCGGCAGCACGAACTCAGACGACGCAGCGGTCGTGTTGGTCGTACCGGCGAACCCGGTAACGTCAACCCAAGCGCCGGTTGAAGAGGTCGCGTGCTGCACCTTGACCGAAGTAATGAGCGTGCTGGCGTTGGTGGCCGAAATCTTCGCACCCACAAAGTTGATCTTGAGGTGCTTCCAACCCAGCGTGTCGATAGCGTCCGAAGACGCGGTGGCGTTGGTGGCGGCGCTGGACGGCGCGAGTGCCACGATGCCACGTTCGTTTTGTCCCTGAATCATGTGTGAAAATCTCCGACGCGGGGAGTGCCCGCGTGTTGTGCGTGTGTGAGGAACTACCCAGCGGCTTACGCGCCCTGGATGCAGACCACCGGGCCGAAGGTGCTGGCGCGGCCATCGCCGTGGACGTTGACAGCCAAACGAGCCGTGGCCCGCATGGTGATGAGGTCCGCGTTGAAGGCGTACTCGCGGCTGACATCGAGCGAGAGCTGGCGACGGTCGCCGATCTTGCTGATGCCCGAGAAGTCGCCGAAGTAGCACGCCTTGTTCGCGCCGGTAGCGGTCGGGAGAACCTGCGAGATGTAGACGGGGTAGCCGAGGAAGTTGCCGACAGCGATCGAGCCAGCGGTGAAGCTGGGGTTCGCGCCTGCAAGCTCCTTGAACTGCGAAGCGGCCTTGTCCAAGCGGGCAAGAACCTGGAAGTAGAACTGACGCGAGCAGACGAACGCCAGATTGCCGTTCTTGACGTTCTGGACGCTGCCCATCGCGTTCTGGATGTTGGCCGTGGTAATGCTGCCCCACGCCACGCCCGAGATGTACGCACCGGACGGGAGAGCGTTGGCAAGGCCGTTGAAGCCGCCGTAGGTGGCCGAACCATCGCCGAGGAAGTAAATCTGATCCTCAAGCAACGCCTGCGCCTCAGCCACGCTGTCGGCGTACTCGTTGCTCTGGTTGATGGCCGAGTCCTCGAACAACTCGGTGGACACCTGGAACAGACCAATCGCCTTGCGAGCGGTCAGTTCCACGTTGTCGTAGCGGTTGTCCTGAAGCGACGGGCCAGCGCCTTCAGCGACAAAGCCCATCGTCACGAGGCCCGTACGACGCGGGATGACCATGTTGTCGCTGTTCATCCGAACGACCTGCGCGAGACGGCGAGCAACGCCGTACTGCTCGGTACGCCAGATGAGCGAGTTCATGAACTCCTGCGGAACGGTCGCGCCGCCGAGGGTGTTGTCGTAGGTGAGGCCAGCCTTCTGGATGATGTCGCGGTCCTCGCCCTCAGCCTTGTACGACTTGTTGATCTGGGCGGCGAGATTGAGACGCGACCACGCGCCGAACGTCTCCGCATCCTCGGGCGTGTCAAAGACAGCCTTCTCGCGGTTGCTGGCGTTCGGATTGCTGCGGTTGGCGATGAGGGTTTCGTACCGCTTATACGAGCGGTCGCGGCCCTTGACGATGACGCCGATTTCGCCCTTGCCTTCGAGCTTGCCAACGGTCTTCTTGTAGCCGGTGGCGTCCTTCTTGCTGGGGGCGACAATGACAGGCTCATCGGCTTCCGTGTCAACCTTGGCGCTCAGGGGAGCAGCCTTAGCGAACACGTCGTCGATCTTGTGCGTCTCGTCGTTGATGGTGATGCTGTCGGAATCTCGGCCCTCGTTGGCGAGATACTGCTTGATGTCGGCGAGGTCAGCCTTGCCGGTGTAGCCCGCAGCGGTCAAGGCTGCGAGCAGTTGCTTGCGATTCATGGGTATGTGTCTCCGGTTGGAACGTGGGAAGTCCGTTGCTCAGCCGGGCATCACGCGATCGACACGCGGGCGCGCAGTAGACACGCGCCGTAGTGGTCAGGCGTTGGCCGTCGTGAACGTGGGAAGGGGAAAGACCGCGCGTGCCGGTTAGGACACGGGCGGGAGTTTGATCGAGAGTCGGGGGAGCTTGATGCTCAGGATGTCGCGTGCCTTCGCGTCAACGTGTGCGGCGATGTTCGCGGCCTTGCTGTCGTCGATGCTCACGCGCTGCGTCTGGCACGACACGTTGCAGGGCAGGCAGGTAAACGATGCTTCCAAGAGCTTCGACTTGCGGACGATCGAGGACGCGCCGGGGTATTTGATCCGCTCATCTGCGGTCGGTGCGCCGTAGTCCAGTGCAAGGAACCCGATGCTGATACCAATTCCGTCCTGTGCGATGATCTTCTGGACAGCCTCGGCAGCGGGGTAGGGCATGCCGTCGTAGAGGCGTGCCCGAATCGACCAGCCCTTCATCGCACCCTTCGACGGGTACGGGGCCATCGAGCGAAGGGCACCGACGCAGTGCGAGATGTCGTACTGGTGGTCTACGAACAGCTTGCGGTTCGCATTCAGATACGACCAATCGCACCCGCTCGGCAGCACAACCTCATCATCAAGGTCTACGTTGTCGGTCGTGGCGATCGCCAGCACGTCGTTATTGCCGTTCTCGGTGTCGAGTGCGGCTTTCGTATCGAACGTGGCGAAGATGCCAACGGGCGCATCCTCGGCCAGCCCATGCCGCGACTTGATCGCCGCGATGCGGGATTTGATGGTCTGTATCTCGAATGACATTGGTTAGGCTCGGAAGACGGGCCGGATAGAGCAATTGCAATTGGGATGCAGCGGCGGGGCGTGAATGCCGTACTCGAACGTGCCAGCCTGTCGCCCGTCAGCCATGCCAGCGGCTTGCAGCCATGCCATATGGCGTGCCGCAGCGTCGTCGTCTACGTCGATGTTGCCGAAGGCTTGGCCCGGTTGACCGAACGCCCGGCCCAGCGGCACGGTAAAGTTGGCACCGGACGCCATGATGGACGCACCCAGCGCGGCCAGCTGCGGTTTGGTGTTGTCGTTGTAACCGGGTCCGATCGCCTCGGCCTGCTGGCGGAATCCGGCAGCGGCTACGGGGTCCATCGACCCATTGGCCTGTGCCGTGTCGATGGCGAGCAGGATGCACGCTTGGCACGGCACCGCAGACAGCACCCACTCGACACCTTCAACGCGACCGCCAGCGGAGTACGCCCAAATGTTGGTGTAGTTGTCGGTGGCGGCAATCTCGGTGCGGGCAACGGCTACAGAGCGATAGGACGCCGACTCAGCCGCAGACGACCGGGCCGACATAAGGGCCGCATCCAGCGGCACGCCGCCAGCCTGGGCCGCTACGACGGCGCTTGTAATCAGCGTCCGCTGCGTGTTCGCCATGCCGGACGCGACACGCCGGGCGTAACGGTTGGCCGCACCGCCCAAGCCACGCGCACGGCGCGCCTGTTCCGCGATCAAGGCACCCAACGCGGCAAGGCTCAGCAGCTTGCCGTAGGACGCCTGAATAACCGGGGCCGCACTACCCGTGCCGTCCGTTTCCGCCCACTGGTACACGTCCGCAGCAACGCCGCGTGCGACTTCCTTCGCGTCACCGTCCAGCTTCGCAATCACGTTGCCGACGTTGCCCTGCTCGCAGTGCTGTTTGATGCTCGCCGCGACCGA